TACGGTAGCAGGTGATGGCAGAAGAGACACCCGATCCCGACGATCGCGCCAGCGACTTCGAGGCCATGCAGGGCTATTGGGAAGCCGTCGAGGCCTTCCTCGATGGCGCCGATGCGGTCAAGGCGAAGGGCAACACCTTCCTGCCCAAGTTCCCGAACGAGAGCGATGCCGATTACAAGGACCGGCTCGACAACGGCAAGTTCACCGCCATCCTGTCCGACATCGTCGCCGACCTCGCCGAGAAGCCGTTCGCCAAGGAACTGACCTTCGCGAATGCCGTGCCGCGCGAGATCGAGGACCTGGCCGACGACATCGACGGGCTGGGAAACAACATGCACGTCTTTGCCGCGAACCAGTTCTTCTGGTCCGTGGCCAATGCCCTCGACTTCATCCTCGTCGACAAGACGCCGGTCAAGGAAGGCGCCACGGTAGCAGAAGAGCGCGCCGCAGGGGCGCGGCCCTATTGGGTGCGGATCCCGGCAACATCCATGATCGCGGCCTATACTGCCATGATCGATGGGCGTGAGCAGTTCGTGCATGTCAGGTTCGAAGAGAACACCGTCGAGCGCCAGGGCTTCTCCGAGGTCAAGAAAGAGCGCGTTCGCGTGTTCAACCGTGAGCCCTTGGCCGATGGCACATGGGGCCCGGCGACATACGAGCTCTGGGAAGAGCAGAAGGACAAGGTAACGGGCAAAGAAGTCTGGGTGCAGATCCTGCCGCCCACGCGCCTCAGCGACGCCATGACGGCCATTCCGCTGGTGCCGGTCGTGCTGGGCAAGCGTCACGGCACGACCTGGCGCCTTATTCCGCCCATGCGTCCCATCGTGCATCTGCAAACGAAGCACTATCAGGGCGAAACCAACCTCGAATACGCCAAGAACCTGACAGCGGCGCCGATGCTTACGGCGTCCGGGGTCACGCCGCCGACCCGGACGCGGACGATCACCGTCAATGATGTCGTCCAGAACATCGATGAGCCCGTGCCGGTGCCGGTTGGGCCAAAGACGGTGCTCTACGCGCCGCCAGATCCGAACGGCGGCGCGCCCGGCGAATGGAAGTTCATTGAGATCAGCGCGACCTCGCTGAAGTTCTTGGCCGAGGAAGTCGATCGCACCGAACAGCAGATGAGGGAGCTGGGTCGCCAGCCCCTCAAGGCACAAACGGGCCTTACAGTCATCAGCGCGGCCCGTAGCGGGCAGAAAGCCGCCTCTGCGGTCCAGGCATGGGCAATGCTCTACAAGGACGCCCTTGAGCTCGCCTGGGCCTATACCGTGCAATGGATGGGCCGAAGCGATGAGGTAGAGGTGTCGGTCTATACCGACTTCGGCGTGGGCATGGAATCGGACAAGGCGCCGGACTTCCTGCTCGAGCTGCGCCGCACCGGCGACATAAGCCGGACCGCGATCATTGCCGAGGCCAAGCGCCGCGACTTCCTGTCGGCGGAATACGATCCCGACGAGGACCTGCAGGTGCTGCTCGACGAGATGCCGTCCGATAGCGCGGCCGATGCCCTGCCGCCCGATCCGAATCCCGGAGCTATATGATGCAGTTTGAGCCCAAGCACATAGTTCTCCCACTCACCAAATAGAGGAATACTGCCATGCGAGTCGTGAAAGGGGCCGTTGCGTTCGGCTCACTCTCCCAGAAGGACGAATGTCTCGCAAAGGTGCGGGTTCATCGTCGCTAAGGCAAACGAGCCGGTGGATTTGAGCCGGTGGCTAGATCAACCGCCTGAGACATTTCGCTTTATTCCGGCGTCATGGGGCTACCCAGACCGATGGTTCATTCACTGGGATAGCCTCCCAGTGTGAAATTACGCCCGGCCCCAGAGCCGGGCTTTTTCTTGCCCTGATGCGGATGCGGACGGGCGCAACCGAGGCGAATGCCTCACCCCATGGGCGAAGGCCCGGAAAGACTGAACCATGAAGCTCAAGACCGTTGAAGTGGACGGCAAGACTTACGCCGAAGTGACCGATGGAAAGCCGGTCTATGTGGGTGACGACGGCAAGGAGGTCGCGTTCGACGCGCCGGCCACCGCATCCACCATCTCGCGGATCACCGACGAATCCAAGGGCTACAAGACCCGCGCCCAGGAAGCTGAAGGCAAGCTCAAGGCATTCGAGGGGATCAGCGACCCCAAGGCGGCCAAGGATGCGCTCGCCAAGGTCGCCAACTGGGGCGACAAGGAACTGGTCGAAGCCGGCAAGGTCGAGGAGATCAAGGCCGCCGCGATCGCTGCCGTCGAGGAGAAGTACAAGCCCGTCGTCGAGAAGGCTTCCACGCTGGAGGCAGCGCTGCATAGCGAGAAGATCGGCGGCGCGTTCGCCCGGTCGAAGTTCATCGCCGACAAGGTCGCTGTCCCGGCCGACATCATCCAGGCCCGGTTCGGTTCCAACTTCAAGCTCGAAGACGGCAACGTCGTCGCCTATGACGCCTCGGGCAACAAGCTTTACTCGAAGGCCAATCCCGGCAACGCCGCTGGCTTCGACGAAGCGCTCGAGCTGCTGGTGGATGCCTACCCCTATCGGGACAACATCCTGAAGGGCACTGGCGGCGGTTCGGGCACGCGCCCCGGCAACGGCACGAACGGGACCGGATCCAAGACGCTGACCCGTTCCGAGTTCGACAAGCTGCCCCCCGATGCCCGCACCGCCAAGATGCGCGACGGCTTCCAACTGGTCGACGGTTGACCCTGGCTTCCAATTGCGTCGCGCGGCCCGAACGGGCGGCGACAAACGGCCGAATGGCCTCCTGCCTGAACTCTCCAACATCATAGGAGGCCATTGTGGCCAACACCCTGACCGGCCTTGTGCCGACCATCTACACCGCTCTGGACGTGGTTTCCCGCGAACTGATCGGCTTCATCCCCAACGTCACCCGCGATGCCACTTCCGAATCCGGCGCCGTTGGTCAGACTGTGCGCTCGCCCGTCGTGCCGGCCGCTTCACTCGAAGACATCACCCCCGGCGCCACGCCTGCAGACAGCGGCGATCAGACCGTCGGCTATGTCGACGTGTCGATCACCAAGTCGAAGGCCTATCCGATCCGCTGGACCGGTGAGGAACAGCTTTCGGTGAGCCAGTTCGGCCAGGTCAACACGATCCTTGCGCAGCAGTTCGAGCAGGGTTTCCGCACCATCGCGAACTCGGTGGAATCGGACCTCGCTCTGCTCGCCAAGACCCGCACCTCGCGCGCTTATGGTACGGCCGGCACGACGCCGTTCGGAACTGCGGCGGACCTCACCGATCTCGGCGAGATGAACCGAATCCTCGATGACAATGGCGCCCCGGCCAGCGGGCGTGTCCTGGTTCTGGGGTCGGCCGCCCGCGCCAAGCTCGAAGGCAAGCACTCCGAACTGTTCAAGGTGAACGAGTCCGGTGACGCCGGCGCGATGCTGCGCCAGCGCCAGATGCGTCAGCTGATGGGGTTCACGATGGGCTATTCGGCCGGCATCGTGCAGCACGTCAAGGGCGCCGCCTCCGGCCAGCTGATCAACAATGCCTCGGACGAGGCGATCGGCCAGACCACGCTGACCCTCGACACGATCACCGTGAACACCACCGGCATCAAGGCGGGCGACATCATCACCCACGCCTCGGACTCGGTGAACAAGTATGTGGTCAACACCGGCCTCGCGGCGACGTCCGGCGACATCGTCATCGGCAATCCGGGCATGCTGATCGCTGCGGCGAACAATGACGCCATCAGCATCGGCAACAGCTACACGCCGAACATCGCGTTCACCCCGAACGCCTTCGTGCTGGCGGCCCGCGTGCCGGCCATGCCGCAGGGCGGCGATGATGCTGACGACGTGATGCTGGTCACCGACCCCATCTCCGGCCTGACGTTCCAGGTTGCGATGTATCGCCAGTATCGCCGGGTCAAGATCGAGATCGGTCTTGCCTGGGGCGTTGCCGGCGTGAAGTCGGAACACGCCGCCACGCTCATCGGCTGATCTTCGCAGCGGGGCCGCCTAACCGGCCCCGTCACCAAGACCAGCAACGGAACCCTGACATGACAGACCCCAATGCCGCACCGACGGTGCGCATCGTCTATCCAGCCAATCTACGGGACGGCTATTGCCAGATCCCGGCCGCTGACTTCAACCCCGCCATCCATACCCTCTACGGTTCGCAGCAGAACTCCCAGACGGCCGAAAGCGGGTCGGCTGGTGTGGAGAGTGCCGGCGAGGGCGAACGCCCGCCTGTGACCATCCCTGACGATTGGCGTGAACTCCACCACAACCGCAAGATCAACATCGCGGAGCAGATCATCGGCGTTGATATCGAACCGGCCGAAGGCAAGACCAAGACCCAGCTTGCCGAGGACATCATTTCGGCGGAAGTCGAGAAGCAATCGGCAGGAACCCCGGGGCTCTGATGGCCAAAATCGCAGTTCTCAAGACACGACCGGCCGAAATCAATGAGCAGGTTGTCGCCATGGCGCGCGAGCTGCTTGCAGACGCGGAAGCCGGCCGCATCACCGCGCTGGCGTATGCAGCGCTTCGCAATGATGGCGCATCGGACACGGCGTCCAGTGCGACAGACAATTTCCACGGCCTGATCGGCGCGGTTTCGATCCTGCAGTTCCGCATGATCGAAGAAATGCGCGCAGCGGAGTAGCGACATGGCGCTCACGGTTGAAGATGGCTCCGGCATCGCGGCGGCCGACAGCTATGTGTCGCTCGCCGACGCCAGCACCATCGCGACCGCGCTCGGGCTGACCTTTGCCATCTCGGGCGACGATGAAGCTCTTGCCGAGCAAGCCCTGCGCCGCGCCACGCTCTGGCTGGATTCGACATACCGCAGCCGCTTCCCCGGCTGGCGTACCCATTACCGCCTGCAAGGCCTGGAATGGCCCCGGCAGGGCGCCTATGACCAGAACGTCGTGCCGCAGTATATCGCGGTCGACGAAATCCCCACCGAAATCAAGAAGGCCACGGTGATCGCCGCAGTGCGGGAAAAGGCATCCGCCGGCTCGCTCTCCCCGGACGTGACGCCGGGCCAGATCAAGAAGTCCGTCTCCGTCGAGGGCGCCGTCTCGGTGGAATATGCAATCGGTACGGGTGGCGTTACCGATCAACGGCCCGTCGTGACCATGATCGATGACGTTCTCGCCTCGCTGCTGCCGGTAGAGCGCGGCCCGGCGCTGTTCGGCTCGGTGACACGATGACCCGGCAGGCTTTCGTCGACCAGACGATCCTCTATACGCCCGGTGGGCCGAAGAAAGGCAACTGCACCGAGGCATCGGTGGCATCGATCCTAGGCCTGACACTCGATCAGGTGCCGGACTTCCGAGCCAATGGCGACGACGCCCTGAGCTTCTGGGATGCGTTTGAGACGTTCATCAATTCCTATGGCTTCCACGTGATGATGCTGCCCGGCGACCATGTGCCGGACGTCCTCTATCTTGCCTCGGGGCTCTCGCCGCGTGGTGTGCATCACATGGTGCTCATGCGTTCAGGCCAGATCGTACACGACCCGCACCCGTCGAAGGCTGGTATTGGCAAGGTGGAGCAGGTGCGCATCCTTGTGCCGTTCGACCCGGCGGAGCGCATTTGATGGCCGACTTCTACGCCGACATGGCGGGGATCGCCTCAGGCATCCTTGCCGAGTTCAAGCAGGGCACGGTGGTGCTGATCAAATCGACCCCCGGCACGCCAGACCCGGCGACGCCATGGGTGCCGGGCACGCCAAGTTCGACACAGTACGCGTTGAACGCGACCGTTGTATCTGTGGCCGATGAGTTCATTGACGGCACGACCATTTTAGCAACTGACGACATGGTAACCGCCGCGCCCTTCGGCGTCGAACCCGGACCGGGCGACACCATGACGATCGACGGCAAGGCGGTGACGATCATTCGCCAGATGCGCAGCCCAAAGGCCGGGACCGTCGTGACATGGAAATGGGTGGTGCGCAGCTAAATGCTCAAGAAACTCAGCCCACGCGAGCGCATCGCGCTTTTTGTCGAGACATGGGACGCTGTTCTACGAGCTGCATTCCTGGCCGTCATTGACGAGATCGTGTCCAAGATCACGTTGCGCCTCATTGTTGAGGCTATGGAGCGGCGTGACCTGTCTGCAGCGATGAACGCCATGAACATGGATCGTGAGGCTTTCGGCCCGTTCGAAACCGCTCTAGCTGATGCGTTCAATGCCGGCGGCGTCATGGCGGCAGAGGACATGAACCTGCGGGAACCGGACGGCAGTCGCATCGTGTTCCGGTTTGGCGTGCGCAACCCGGAAGCTGAGGCATTGCTCCGAGAACATAGCTCGAGCCTAGTGACGCGCATCGTTGATGAGCAACGTGACAACATCAGGACCGCGCTTGAGGAAGGCTTGTCACGCGGCGACAACCCGCGCACCACGGCCCTCGATATCGTGGGGCGGGTTTCCCGCGTCAACGGAACCCGTCAGGGCGGGGTAATCGGTTTGTCAGCCCCACACCTAGCCACGGTAGGAAAAGCCCGTCTGGCGCTATCCTCTGGCGACGTGGCGGGCATGCGCGCATATCTGGCCTTGGAGCGCCGCGACAAGCGTTTTGACGCGACCATCCGCAAGGCGATTGACGAAGCCCGCCCGGTGCCGGCCGAAGCCGCAGCCAAGATCACGGGGCGACTGTCCGACAGCTATCTCAAGCTCCGGGGTGACACCATCGCCCGGACTGAAACCTTGACCTCTCTGAATAGTTCTCGGAACGAGGCCATGCGTCAGGCTATCGCATCAGGAAAGGTGGATGCCCGCTTCGTGACCAAGATCTGGCGAGCGACGTTTGACCGTCGCACCCGTGACACTCATGCCGGTCTGAACGGGAAAAGCGTCAGCTTTGATGCTGCATTTATCTCCACCAGCGGCGCCAGATTGCGTTACCCCGGTGACCCGGAATCCCCTGGCAGTGAACATATCAACTGCCGATGCACAATTGAACTCAAGATAGACTACACTGGACAGTTCCTAGCTCGGCGCCGCAACTAATGGCCAAGACATTCGCCGCGACGGTAGGAGCATGGGCGAAGGCCGTACCTGAGGCACTGGACATCGTTTTCAAGGAAGCGGCTCAGGAAGTGGTCAGCCAATTGAACTTACTGACCCCGTTCGACACTGGTTTTTTGCGCGCCAGCCTTCGGGCATCAACATCTGCAATGCCAGCGTTGTCCCTCGCCAATCCGGGGGGCACGTTTACCGCAGATTCCGGAGAAATTGTGTTGGTAATTGCTGGGGCTGAACTCGGGGATACGATCTATCTTGGATACACCGCCAAGTATGGCGCCTATGTTGCGTATGGAGCAAACGGGCGTCCTGGGCGACCGTGGGTCGACATGGTCAGCCAGCGGTGGGCTCAGATCGTCCAACAAAAGGCCGCAGAAGTGAAATCGAGGCTCGGGCTCTGAGATGGCGACCTATGTCGAAACGTCCATAGTCGAGGCTCTCATGGCACGGCTGCTCACGTTGACGCTTTCCCCCGCCTTGCCCGTGGCGTGGCCGAACGTCGAATATACGCCGGCCGCAGCCGGCTATCTGCGCGCCACGCACGCCCCCAACGGGGCGAACCAGGTGACCTTGGGCTCATCGGGCAAGAACCGTCATATCGGCATTTTCCAGATCGACGTGCTCCTGCCCATCATGATCGGCATCTCGACGCCGATGGAACGGGCCGGCGCGGTCGCGGCGCACTTCAAGCGCGGCACCACGCTGACCAAGGACGGGATCAACGTCCGCATCACCCGTCCCCCGGAAGTGCGGCCCGCGCTGCAGTCGCTGCCCTATATCCAGGTGCCGGTGATCATCCGCTACCAGGCCGACGCCGACAACCCCGCATAGAGGCTATGCCATGACCGTCAACATGATCGCCGCCAAGCGTTTCCGCCTGGCGCAGCCCAAGGGCTTTGTCTGGGTCGACCCGGGCCAGCCGTACACCGTCGAGGACGCCAAGGCGGCCGACTTCCACGAATCCAGCGGGCGCGGCAATCGCGCTTCCACCGAACCGGCCAAGCCGGGCAAGAAAGGAGCCTAGCCATGGCCCAGGGTCAGCGCTCGCGCCAGAGCCTCTATTACGTCGCCGAGGTCACGCCCGGCACCACGCCCGCCACGCCGACGCTGATCGAGATCCCCATTGCCGGGCTTCCGACTATCGTCGTCGGGAAAGACAACTTCCGCTCCAACGTCATCAAGTCGCATCGGCAGACTTCGACTGTTCGGCACGGCACGCGCCGCACCTCTGGCGACATTCCGATCGAACTGGCCTATGGCGACTTCGACACCCTGTTCGAAAGCCTGATGCATTCGACCTGGTCGACGAATGTCCTAAAGGTCGGCACCACGAAGAAGTTCTTCACGCTCGAGCGGCGCTTTCCCGACATCAGCGAATACCAGCCGTTCACCGGCTGCATGATCAACACGTTCAACTTCTCTGCCCAGCCCAACGGTATGATCACCGGCAGCTTCGGCGTGCTTGGCCTTGGCGGCATGACCCCAGGCAGCGCCACCGTGGCGAATACCAGCACAGCCGCAACCGGCAATGAGCCGTTCGACGGGTTCACCGGCACGATCACTGAGGGCGGTTCCGCAGCCAACGTCACGGCTATCGACCTCACCATGACGAACAACGGCGCGTTGCCGTACGTGATTGGTTCGGACACAGCGGCAGGCGTGAATTCCGGCATGGTGAACATTACCGGCAACCTGACCGCCTTCTTTGAGAGCGAGGCCCTGCTCACGAAGTTCCTTGCTGAAACGGAAAGCGCTCTGGTGGTCGAGTTCGAAGGCATCACTGGCGGCGATCTGGAGTTTACCGTGCCGGCCCTGAAATACACCTCCGCTTCCATCACCGAGGCGGACGAGGGCTTGCTCGTCCAAATGGCCCTGGAAGGCTACTACGACAGTTCGGCCGCCACTTCCCTCACCATCACCCGCACTCCTGCCTCTTAAGGATCACCCATGGGCTTCGATATCGGCCGCCTCGACGCGGCCAAGGATACTCGCGAAACCGGCGTGGAAATGACGTTCCTCGACCCCCGCACCGGCGATGATACCGGCGCTGTCATCACGGTTGCAGCCTACACATCAGAACGGGTCAAGGCGAAGGCCCGCGCCATCGTCAAGGAGTGGGAGCGCAAGCGTCTCCGGACCCCGAACTACGTGCCGGGAATGGACGAGCAGGAGCGCTATTCCAATGCGCTCGTGTGTGCTGCTGTGGTGGATTGGCGCGGCTTCGTTCTCGACGGCAAGGACTGGCCTTGCACGCCGGAGAACATCGAGCGGCTGGTCAGTGACCCCGCCGCCTTTCGGCAGATCGACACGAAAGCCGGGGACGAAACCGCTTTTTTCGGGAACTGACCGAGGCGCTTTGCGCAGCGGTCGAGACCTTCGTCAAATACCACACCCAGGATAAGCACGGCACGACCAAGGCAGACCATCTGACCAAGGCCGGGCGCAATGCCCCGGCGCCAGATGTCCCATTGGCCGGGAAGTACCTCTGGGACTGGTTCTGGGACCTCCACAACGGCCGAACCTACGGTCTGGCAGGCAACCCCATCACATACACCGACATGGCGTCCTGGGCTTCCCTTGTGGGGGCAGAGCCGAGCCATAGCGACATCCGGGCAATCAAGGCCATGGATACCGCCTTCATCAACGCGCAAGCCAAGCAGGAGCAGTAGATGTACGACGTTGCCCGGCTCGGTTTGATGGTGGACTCGTCGTCTGTCGTGGCAGCGACCCCCGCGCTTGATCGGATGACGGTGGCATCAGAGAAAGCGGAAGCGGCGGCCGAAGGCCTTGCCGTAGCGGAAAAGGCGCAGGCAGAAGCGACGAACACTGCGACCCGCGCGACTGATGCTTCAGCCAAGGCGGAGATTTCGGCGTCTCACGCTGTTATCCAGCGAACCAAGGTGACACACGAAGTCGCCGGGGCATCGCAGGGGGCTGCAGCTGCTGCGACCGGGATGGCGTCGGCTGACAAGTCGGTAACCGTAGCAGCGACCCAAGCGGAAGCCGCGGTCGAACGGTTTAACGTCACTACGTCAGTCGGCGTTGCTGCTCAGAATGGAGCCGCTGCAGCCGCTAAAGCGCATACAGCCGCGCTTCAGGCACAGGCCGCCGCAGCACGCGCAACGGCGAACACGCAGCGCATGCTTGGCTTCCAGATCAACGATATTGTTGTCTCGCTCGCATCCGGCATGAACCCCGCCATGGTGGCGCTGCAGCAAGGTTCGCAGATCGCACAGATGGGGCTCAAGGATGTGGCCTTTGCCGCCCTCGGCATGGCGCGTACCTTTGCGCCGGTGCTGGCAGTTGTCGGGCTCGCCTCTGCGGCAATTGCTGGCATGACGGCCGAGATCAACAAGAGTTCATCCGTCACGGTTGAATTCGGCGACGTGGCCCTGGCGACGTGGCAGGTGGTGGCGGGCGGCATCTATTCGACGATCCAGCCGGCAGTAGAGTGGTTGGTCGGCACGCTGTCCAACTTCTGGAGCTTCATCGCGCCGGGCCTGAAAGCGGCCGGCAACGGCATCATCGCGACGTTTCTCGGCATCTTCGACGCGGTCAAGGCAACGTGGGATGCGCTGACGAACAACATTCTCGCCGGCCTCGACATGCTGGCGACCGGCAGCACCGACAGAATCGTGCTCGGTGTCGGCGAGATTGCGCAGGACGTCGCTGGCGCGTTCTCCGGCGCGTTTGGCAACGATTACCTCGGAGCATTCTTCGGGGCGGTGTCGAACCAGGCGCAGAGCAACGCCATGTCGCGGCTTGCAGCCGACGCCGAGGACGCCAAGGGCAAGGTCAAGGCCCTGCGCACCGATGGCATGGAACCGCTGGTCGGTTCCCTCACCACCTTCGGCAACGCGGTCAAGGATGCGTTCTCCAACCTTGGGTCGGGCATCGTCGACGCATTCACCAAGGGCGGGAACGTCGCGCAGAATTTCTTCTCACTGATCCTCGACAAGGTCGGGCAGGTTGGCGAAAGCCTTCTAAACACCGGCCTGAACTCGCTGCTCAACATCGGCCTCGGCTCACTGTTCGGCGCCCAGACGGGCGGCGTTATGGGCAATGGCCTCTGGGGCTCGGCGATCTTCTCCGCCAAGGGCAACGTGTTCAACAGCCCGTCGCTGTCCGCCTATTCCAACCAGATCGTCAGCCAGCCGACCATGTTCGCCTTTGCCAAGGGCGCCGGGGTCATGGGCGAGGCCGGGCCGGAAGCCATCATGCCGCTGCGCCGTACCTCCGACGGCCGGCTCGGTGTGGCGGCGATGAATGACAATGGCTCGAGCGGCGCGGGCGGCATCTCCATTGGGAACATCACCATCCAGGCCAATAGCGAAGCCGAGGGCGCCGCTGGCGCGCGGGGCTTCCACGCCGAGATGCGACGACTGTTCCCCACCGAGATGGCATACTATCAGCGCAACCCGAACCGGAGGGCAGGATGAGCCTAGCCGACCCTCTGCCGCGGGCAACGCTCGCCGACATTCTCCAGCCCGAGAGCGTCGAGTTCTACCAGAGCTTCAATCAGCAGATGTCCATGACCGGCGGCGGGGAAACCCGTTCCTCCGATCGTGCCCCCGCGCTGTGGAAGGCATCCGTCACCACCATCCCGTTTGCCCATGCCGATGCGCTCGGGATCCAGGCGCTGATCAACAGCCGGGCAGGCGGGCTCAAGTCGCTGCTGCTCTACGATCACCGCCTGCCGTACCCGTCGAGCGATCCGAACGGTTCGATCATCGGCTCGACCGTGCCTGAGCTCGGCACGATCACCGACCGGCTGCACGTCGCCTTCACGGGTTTCCCGGCCGATTATGTCATGCCGCTTGGGTCCTATTTCGGGATCGTGTTCGACACGTCCCGCTATTACCTGGGGCAGTTCGTCGAGGCCCGCACCGCCAACGGATCGGGCGCCATTGCCTCGGTTGAGATATGGCCGCCGCTGCCGTCATCGATCTCAGGCACGCCAGACGTGATCATCGCCAAGCCTTGCGCCAAGTTCAGGCTCGACGCCGGCACGGCACGGCCCTCAACCATGGATGCGCTCTACACGACCGTCCAGTTCAGCGCCACGCAGACCTACTCCGCATAGCGGCCTCACAGGGGCCAGCAAACCACTCAGGCTAGGCAGACACCAGAGACAGGCGTTTCGCCCGTCCTGGAGTTCGCCTGTGGCAGGAAACCGCATCAGAACCCATGCCATACGATAGCACCACACTCGCCGCCATGGCCGAGGGCGGAATCGTCACGCGCGATTTCTTGACGGTCAAGGGCAAGACCTTTGGCGGGTCGGCGGAGACGTTTGGCTATTGGACGGGGCCTGACAACATCACGACCAATGTCCCTCCGGCCTCCGGTGGTTCATCGGAGAGCCGCGACTTCATCGGCGGCGGCACGTTGCTCGAGGTCCCTCCCATCATCGATGCCATCGGGGTGGATGCGCGGTCCATCACCATCGGGCTCGACCATATCAGCGATGCGGCTGGGTCACCTATGGACGCCGTATTCGGCAACAACATCCGCGTCGCGCGGGTGGAGCTCCATCGTGGCTTTCTGGACCCCGCGACATGGGAACTGGTCGCCGAGCCTTCGTTGATCTTCGAGGGCCGCGTAGACGGCGCCTCTGTGGATGATGCTGAGGCCGGCGGCACTGGTGGGCTATCGCTTGAGGCGGTGAGCGGGGCCATTGACCTGACCAAGACGAACCCGGCGATGGAGTCGGACGAACAGCAGAAGCTGCGCAGCGGTGACCGCATGCGTCAGTACGGCGATACCGTTGCCGATGTTTGGTGGGGGCAGACAAAAGACTGATGCCATTCCTCATCAACCTGATTGTCGGGCTGGTCCTATCGATCGGCTCGACGCTGCTGCAACAGGCCTTCGCGCCAAAGCAGGAGCAACGGACCGGCACGCGCGGCCAAGCCCAGCTTGGCGGCAAGGTCCCGCAGTATTTCCTTGTCGGGACGGTGGGCGACGCCGGCAAGCTCGAATACCAGAACTCCTGGGGGTCGAGCGGCGGCACGCCGAACGCCTTCCTCACGACCGTGCTCTCGTTCGGCGACCTGCCGATCACCGCGCTCTCCGCCATGTATGTCAACGGCACCGCCGTGACGCTGAGTGAAACCGGCGCCGTGACGCAGGGATACCCGATAACCACCGGCGACTTCGCCAACCACGTCTGGTGGAAGTTCCTCGACGGCAGCCAGACTACGGCCGATTCCTACCTGACCGGCAAGTTCGGTTCCGATGCTGATCGGCCCTGGACCTCGGAAATGATCGGGCGCGGTATTCCGCTGCTGATCCATACGGCCAAATGGTCGGAGAAGGTCTGGACCGGGCGCCCGACGGTGGTCGGCCAGTTCCAAGGCATTCCGCTCTATGACCCGCGCCAGGACAGCACGGCGGGCGGCTCGGGCTCGCATCGTTGGGCGGACCAGTCGACTTGGGAGTTCTCCGACAACTCCATGGTCATCATCTACAATATCGAGCGGGGTATCTGGTACGGCGGGGCGCATGTCTGGGGCGGCAAGAAATCTGCGGCGCAGATGCCTTATGCGGCTTGGGCCGCTGCAATGGATGCCTGTGACCTGGATATCGCAAAAGTTGGTGGCGGGACGGAAAAGCAATTCCGGGCGGGACGGCGCATCGCGCTCAATGAGCGTCCGGCTGATGTAGAGAAAGAATTTCTGATTGGTTGCAACAGCCGCATCGTGCATTGCGCCGACGGCACGGTCTATCCCCTTGTCGGCGTGCCGGATGAAGCCGACGGATCGTTCAGCGACGCTGATGTGCTGGCAACGGAGAAACTGGGGACGATCCCGTTCCCGAACGTTGACGACACCATCAACGGCGCGACCGCGACTTATCGCGAGCCGGCGCAGGCCTGGGAGGACAAGGAAACCGCGCCCTATCTGCGCAGCGACCTCGTTACCGAGGACGATGGGCGCGATAACATCCAGGGCCTCGACCTCGCCACCACGTTCTCGGGCACTCAGGCGCAGCGCGTCCTGAAGGCTGTGATCGAAGAAGGCCGCCGCTTCCGCAAGCACGTCGTCGCGCTACCGCCCAAGTTCGCGCAGTTCCGGCCCCTGCATGTGTTGGAATGG